TCCGGCTGCTTTCAGCCACTTCTTTGTTTTTTCACTCATTTTCATCTTCTTCCCTTCCTTTCCGCAGGTGTAATTCCTGCATTTCCTCATACATCCTGGTAATCATGCCATTCCCACCAAGCTCCTTATATGCCTTGTACATCTCATCAAAATTCTGATAGGCATATGACGGGATATACCCAAATTCCATATATTTATTATGATATTCTATCATCTGCACCCGCAGAAGCAGCATTGTCCCCCTGCTGTTTGCGTCCCTGTCCTTTTTCTGGCGCTTTAACAGCCAGACAATATACCCAAGCACAACAGGAAGAACAATAGAATATGTCTGCATCAAGAATTCTTCCAATGCAATTCCACCTCGTTTTCTGATTCTTTTACAATTACAATCAAATAATCTGTGACAAAACATACTCCTTTTTCGTCACGCTTCCTCCTCAATCATAAACCCGATACCCATCATTTCCACAGGAGACAGGATATCGTACCTGTCTTCCTCTGTTCTTTCGATTTCTGTAAACGGAATTTTATGTATTTCTACTTCGGTTTCCATTTTCAGATATTCGTTGTACTCAGCTATAAATTTTGGGGCGTTATCACCGAATATCAGATTGCCTTTGCTGTCGGATTTTGGTTTTCCTTCCTCATCTTTTTCGCAATACTGCATAATCAAATCACTCCGTCCTTTTTCAACCGGCTTTACTTCATTTTCCAGCTTCTTCAAGTTCTTGGAAACCGCATAAGAAAAACGGACAGGAAGTTTCTTTCCTGCCAGTTCTGCTAAACTTTTGTAATTTTCCAATACCTCATTTAATGTCATCTTCATTTTTCCTTTACCTCTCTTTCTTACTGAATCAAATTGTCAACCATATCCTCAAACTCGGCGATATCCTGCTTTATTTCCACCTTATGTTCAAGATAAGCCGCCTTGTTCTGGATAGTCTTGGTCGTACTCGGTGTGCCATCTTCCCCAACAGAAGCCGACATATAGACTACCGGAGTTATTCCTGTTCCGTCTCCTGTCACCTCCTCGATTGAAATTGTCCCTGATAATGTAATGCTTTTTCTTACATCTAACATAATCTTTACCTCTCTTTCTTAAATTTGATATGTTTTAACTTTTTCCGGATTCATTGCGATTCCGATAAGGTGTGTTACCATGTTTTCAAGATAATTTATTTTCTTTTCCTGCATTTGTGCCTTCTTTATAAGTAATGGGATAAACCTTGTATAATCTACAGAATCGGGAAGCCCTTCATCATTACAAAAAACCGCTGCCGGATGTACTGTTTTTACCTCTTCTGCAATAACCCCATACATCCCTTTATCCCCATATTCTGATTTATAATCAAAAGAATATACTTTTATATCCATAAGCCTGTCCGCAACATCTTCCCTTATTGGCTTTATATTTTCCTTATACCTTCTGGAAGAATTACTTCCCCATCCTGCAGCATAAAATATCCCCGTAGTAAGGATAAGGCTTGCCGAATGGCCAATATCAAACCCTGATGATGTTGCTGGCAAAAACCATAGCCTCTGGTTTTCATCAAGCCTTATAAATGCTTTCCGGTCATAATTATTGTGAAGCACTAAATTTGAACAGTTGCCCTGCTGCCCTATTTCTATTGTCCCTACACATTTCATATAGGACGAGGAAACAACAGAACCGCCTGAACTTATATTTCCTGTACTGATTATCGAATTTGCAGTAACACTGTCACTAAAAGTAGCAGAGCCAAATGCTCCTGACATTTTTATTGTTTCTTTACCATTATGCACTGTTGTAATAGCTCCCCCTGCAAACCCCGAAAGTCGCATGTAGTTGTTAGCATCATAATACAGCCATGTATACATTGGTGATATGGAAGTATATGTTGCCGGTCTGCTGTCAAATTTGACATTTATCTTAGACTGCGTTTCTCCTGATGTTAAATTAATATCTCCGCCAGTAATTTCAGCTGATGACATATGTACATCTCCTGCGTTTGTCACCCTAAATTTTGCTGTCTGAACTGTTCCTCCCCCTGCCCAAAATGCCCAGTCTGCTGTTCTCCCCATTCCTACTGTGTCGTTTTTAGCGCGGATATAAGTATCCGTGATTTCAAATCCTGCTATTGAACCCCTTATCGCATATAAGCCCCCTGTCTTTGACACACCAAAAGTCATTGTGCCTCCGCCATTGGCCGCATCGTGTGTCCTAATCCAGTAAGGGACATTATCATCCTTGGATGTTATATAAATAGAGCCTCCTTCCTGTGAATTTCCTATGTAAGTCGGGGCAATCGTCCATCCGCCAATCTTAGCTTTTAATGCCGATAAGTCTGTTACACTTATTTTTTCTGCTGTGACTGCCCCTGCTGCTATCTTATCTGCGGTAATTGCTGCACTTGCTATTTTTGCTGCTGTAATAGAATTTGCCACTAACTTATCTGTTGTGACTGCATTTGAGGCTATGCTGTTTGACGTTATAGTCCCTGTTGCAATCCTTCCGCCGTTAATAACCGTCGCCCCTGCCGGAGAAAATTCACTCGGCTGCTGCGTGGCAGTCCCTGTTTCTATTTGGATTGCGTCTACCCATAAAGTTGTCCCGTTTGTATTATTGTCTACCCGGATAGATATGTATGGATAAGTGCTTGTGGCAGTGTATCGAAGGTATACCCTTGTCCATGCGCCGCCGATTGTCGCCGTAACTGCAGTGTGCTGTGAATTGCTGCTATTTCTTCCTGTATGCCCTACCACAAATAAATCAGCGCTTGTATTTGCTGAAGCCCTCATCCACGCTGAAACTATGTACGTCTTCCCCTGGACTACAGGAATACACCCATATCCGTTTGAGGAATCTCCCAGATACACATAACTGTCTGTGCCTGTTGAATTAATCCTGAGACATCTGCTCCCATAATAAGCTGTGCCTGTTTCGATTAACACCCCCGCTGTACTGGATTTGGCATAATATATCCTTGCTGCTGTGTTAGGTATATTCTCAAATGTATCATATCCCGTCGCATACAGGTTCCCGCCGTTCCCGACAGACAGCTTATCCGCTGTGACTGCCCCTGCTGCTATTTTATCCGCGGTAATCGTGCCTGAAGCGATAGTCCCCGCTGTGACTGCGCCCGCCGCTATCTTGGCCGTTGTGACCGCACCTGCGGAAATTTTATCTGCCGTGACTGCATTAGCTGATAATTTCGCTGTTGTAACTGCACCGTCTACAATCAGGTTCCCTGCAGTCTTTTTCTGAATAATAATATCGTCTATCCAAATATTTTTACCTGATACAGTTCCATTCATGGAAAGTGTTGCTGTAATATACGCGCCTGTTGAAGCAGACACTTTGTATGTCCCGCTGACCTTTGTCCATGATGTCTGTGCTGATGACGATACTGACCACGCTGAAAGAAGTCCGCCGCTGGGATTTCCAAATCTGAGTTTACTATTTCCGGTATCACACGCCCATCCTGAATCCGTTTTATACCAGAATTCAATATATATTTCTTCATTAGCAGTAACAGGAATTATAATAGTAGTCATTGAACCTACGCCTGTACTTGTGTATTTATAGCTTGCTTTGGAAGTCCTGTAAACACCTGTATCAATTGCCCAATGGGAATCCCTGGTTGTAAACGGGCATGTGGCAGCAGTTTTGTCCTTCCAGGAGGCATAATTCGTAAAATCCCCCACTGCTATTTTATTTGCTGTAATAGTATTGGCACCAATTCTGGCAGCATCCAAAACTCCTGTGGTTATTTTACCGGCATCCAGACTGGCGATTTTTGCACTCTGTATCGTCGCGTCGGCTATCTTTGCGTTTGTTACCGCCAGGTTTGCTATTTTCGCGCTTGTGATTGCAACGTCGGCTATCTTGGCTGTACCGATTGTGGCATTTGCCAGTTTTGCCCCTGTGACCGCCAAATCCTTTATATTCGCTGTCAATATGGCGGCGTCAGCAATAACACCGCTTTCTGCTGTAATAGTTCCAACGGCTATTTTTCCGGCTGTAACTGCATTGGCGGCGAGCTTATCCGTTGTGATTGCGCTTGCTGCGATTGCCGCCGCTGTGACAGTCCCAGTATATAATTTCCCGCCGTTGATATAAGTAATATTATTGTTATAGCACCACTCCGCGGTTGCTATGGTCTGTGCTGCTGTTATATATCCAGCTGGCAAAGCTGTTACCATTCCCGTCTGCCATACAACACTTACGCCGGACATATATGCGCCTTTTTCAAATTCCGTTACAGACAGCCTATCATGGTTTTCTGTTTTCCTCACATATAAATTCCATGTGCCTGCAGTTGCCTTCAGGAGATAAAAAGCAGCATCCCCTGTTTTTGCGAATCTTGCTATCCCTGGGTCAGTATTATTTGCATTTGCAAAGGTAATCCATACTGATGAAGGGATACCGCTGCGGTTTACTATACCTATCTTAATTGGCTGGTTTGCATAATTCTGTGATATTTTTATCAGTGCCAGATGGAAATACCCGCCTGTCCCTGCCCCCGCTTCGGTTGAATGGTATATCTGTTGTGCCGCGCCATTGATTGTGTTCTGTACGGAAGTATTCAATTGCCCTAATGTAATCGTTCCGGCTTTTATCCTTGCAGCGTCTATATAGCCGCTTGTTATCTTTCCGGCATCCAGATTTGCTATTTTTGCACTCTGTATTGTCGCGTCAGCGATTAAAGCGTTTGTAATGGAGGCATTGGCTATAGCATTTGTGCTAAACTGCCTTGCTGCCCATGAGGAACCATTCCAGTAGTACATCTTGTTCCCATCATCAGTATCAAACCATGTATCATTTACTTTATATATCCCTCCGCTTGGAGCAGCCGTCTGATAGTAGACAGTATTCTTTCCATCTGCGGTTGACTGTGCAAAATTAATTCCGTTTTCTAAATCTTCCGGCGCAGGTGTCCATGTGGTGGCCTTTGTCCCTGTTTCAATCTTAAAACTGTGGATATAGAGTATTTCCCCCACTTTCCAGTTAAGATACCAGGTAAATGCAGAATAATTGTTATTATTCGCTGTAAACGTATGTTTAAAGTATTTCCACTCGGTTGTAAGGGAAATATTAAACTGCCCACCCCTTTCATACCCAATATTCCCACTTTTCGCAACAGAACACTTTGCCCAAAAGCTATATGTATAAGTAGTACCAGGGGCATTTCCTCCCGCATGTGAATAAAATCCTGCCCCTGCTGCCGTACATTCTATCTTTACTATTTTTTTTGAAAGTACGCTACTGTCATCAGAAACTGAATAACTATAACTTCCACTAAGTTTACTAGAAGCAAAATTATAAGCAGCAGAACCTACAAGAAGGTTTCTCCCGCCAATTTCCAGATTATTAAAAGCATTTAACGCATTATTAGCCGTTATATTGGCTGAATTAGCCGCAGACAATGCACTCCCTGCATTTGTAAAAGCATTGTCTATTTTTGTGTTTACTTCCGCTGCTATCTGTGTGGCTGTAATTGTATTGTCTGCAATCGCCCCAGCCCCGAACTGCTCTGCTACCCATTTGGAACCGTCATAAATCGACATCTGGTTATCTTTTGCAGTGTTAAACCAGATATCATTCTTCTTTGCGGTTGCTGGTGCCGAAGATTGGTAAAATACCGTATTTTTTCCGTCCGCTGTTTTCTGTGCAGTCCCTGCGGCTATTGCTGCTGCCTGTGATTCATTAAAGGCTTTCAGTGCTTCATCAAGTGCCGTCTGTGCGTTTGTACTTGCCGAACTGATTTCATTGGTAATGGATTCGGCCAGATTATCCATGTCGATTGCACCTGGCGCAATCTGATACCCGTTTATCTGCCCTACCGTAATATTTGCTGCTTTCAGGTTTATTACTTCTATCATCCCAGCGTCTAAAACCCCAGCTGTAATGTCACTGGCATTTACCTTTACTGCGCCAAGATATCCTGTCACATGCCCATCAACGATTGTTGCAGAGGATATCAGCCCTACATCAGCCAGCAGTGTCCCTACGGATTCTTTCTGCACATTCGCGAAGTCAATCTTCGCATAATTCGTTTCCAGGTATTCTATGCTGGCAAATTTGCCCTGAAGGTTTGTAATTACTGCATTTTCAATATTTGCCTCCACAGTATCAAGTTCATCAGTCTTTATATAGTTCGCTTCCAGATATTCAATACTTGCCTTTGAAGCAATCAGGTTATTTACAAGCAGGAGCTGCGCATGTGTCCGCTCCATCGCTTTTATAACAGGACCCTTGAAGGTATCTTCCACGCTTTCGCCTTCGCCTGCCTTGGATTTTACAGTTGTTGTCAGTCCACCATCAATTTCATGCGTGATTTCCATAACTGGCAGCTTATAAAAATTTCCAAACAAATCCACGCCGGTCACAATGTCCCATACATCAATCCGGCAGTCACCGAGGAACTTTGTTTCCCCTCCACGGTAGGTAAAGCCTCCGATATCTGTATGGATTTTGTTTACATCCTCCTGCGTCACAAAAGGATTACTGAAAGAAATACCTGTGATTCCGTCTCCTGACTCATACTTTGTATCTGCCGCAATTCCAATAATCTTGTTTACAACATAATCACTTTCGTTTTTTGTAAAGGAATAACACTTCGATACAGGAACCTCAAACCCGTTATCCTCATACCATTTAAATTCAAGCTGCCCCATTCGGTTGAATATGGCAAATTTCCCATACAGCCCTGCGATATATCCAATCGCTTCCCGCATAGTATATCCAGCAAATACAACATTGCTGCTGTTTTCCTCTGCATTTGGGTTATTTAAGGTTATCGGCGATATGTTTGTGACAAACTCAATTCCAAGCTTCTGTGCAATCTCATTCATCACCTTTACGGTATCTGTCGGATACTTTAAATCTGAAGCATAATTTTTCTCTGCCTGTGTCATACGGTCATAAGCCTTAAATGCCATCTCATAATCCGTCGTTTCCGGCTTATCTGCCTTAAAAATGCCCATAGGAACATATTCTATGGCCCCGTTCACTTCCAGCCCCAGGCCAAAAGAAATTTCCTGCCCTGCAATAAGATACGGAACCTTTTCCATAACAACTTCAATATAATTCGACACTGCTGAACCAACAGTAATACTATCCCCTGCATTTGAGCTTCCTGTATATATAATTTTCTTTATACCGGAACCAACAACAAAGGAAGAACTTTCAAACTTTATTTTAAAAGTCCTTCCTCCCTGCTGCCCTATCAGCCTGCTAAATTCTTCTGAAACTTTTGTGTACATAGCTCCACCCCTTACTGCTGGATAATATCTACAGACACGCTTCTGTAATAATAAATCCCGTCGTTTAGCCTTCCCAATATATCCTTGCTTATAGTTCCTCTGTATGACTGTACCGTTAAATCAATCCCGTCATCATGAAATGTAACCGGAAAAAAACCTGATATAAGTGCATTTTTTATTACAAGGTACTCCTTTTCGGTCAGTATCCCCCATTTTATATTCAGTGTTTTCTTTTCCGCTACCACATCACCTGCCATCAGGCCAGAGAGAGTCCGCCCGGTGGACGAACTCCATATAATTTCATCCCCGATACTAAGTGACGCTGGCGCAGGAAGTACAGTCTTTCCAACCATTAATATCTCATTCTGCTTCATTTCTCTCCTTCCTCTGCTAAATATTTATTTCACAAACGCCAGTTGCCCTTGTATTCTCATTAATCCTCTGTACAATCACATCCTTCAGCTTTTTCCCGTCCACCACAATATTCAGATCCAGTTCCTTCAGCAATACAAGGATTTCCCTTAACACAACAAGAATCTCCCTGTCATAACCTCTGCCCGAAGCTGATACAGCCTTTTGCAGCAGTTCGGAAAGCTTATCCTCTGGCGCCACTACCTCTCCCTGATGCCTGTTATCGCCAATCATGGCAAGCTGAGGGGCATTGGGTTTTACATATCCGCCCTGCGCAAGTGCGGGTATCTGTGGTACTGGCAGCGGGTTCTTATCCCAAAGCCCTTTGAATGGCTCTATTCCCAAAAGCGAAACCTCACGGATATCATTCAGCATATTGTTTATTTTATTAAAAGGAAATGCAATTACCTTATTAATCCCACGGATAATCGTATTTACAACATTTTTAAATGTTTCCGCAATTCCATCCACGATACCCGAAAATATCCTGCCGCCTGTAGAAAATACATTTTTTACTGCCTGCCATGCGTTTGAAAATACATTTCTAAACCATTCTGTTACATTTGAAAATGCGCCTTTGATTCCTCCCCATATATTTGAAAAAAATCCTGTTACTCCTGACCACGCAGACTTTATCCTGTTCCACGCTGTTTGAAATATGAAAGTAAAAAAATCAGCAGTTCCGTTCCATATTGATTTTATTCCATTCCACAGCCCGACAAAAAGTTCTTTTAATGGAGTAGTCACATTTTGCTTAAACCAGCCAGCTACATCTTTCCAAATTTGCACAATATGATTCCACACATTTGCAGCTATAACTTTCACTGTATCCCAATTTTTAATTAATAAATAAATTCCTGCTGTCAGTGCCGCTATTGCCCCAATCACTAGTGTTATAGGGCTTGTCAGCACTGCCAATGCTGTATTAAACAGCCATGTCGCTGCCGCTGCCGCATTGGTAGCTACAGTGTTTGCTATTGTGGCAGCAATCCCAGCTAATATGGTTGCTTTATTTGCAATCCATTGAGCTGTATTCTTAACCAGTTCTGCACTTCCTTTTGCTATGCTAATTACAAAATCTTTTGCATATAATGCTACTATCTTTATAGTTTCTATTTTATCTGCTATTTTTGCTACTATACATGCTTTTAATGCAACCGTCATTCTGTTTAATATTCCAACAACCCCTCCGGCATTTATTAAAAATTCTGCTAAACTTACACTTTTCCATGCTGCCGCAAAGATTCCTACAGTTATTGCCATTCCTTGAACAATGCTCTGATTATTATCAATCCAGCCAGATATTTTTCCAAGCCCGCCTGCAAGTCCCTTTAGTATTTCTACAATCTTCCCTCCTGTCCATTTTACCACAGGCTGAAAAAATTTCTTCCATGCCCACATCCATAGTGGTTTCAGTGCATCCAAAACACTATTTAATACCTGGAATGCACCTGCGAGCAAATCTATAAAAGCTGGCGCTAAATCTTCTATGGTCCAGCCTGCTAATGGAACAAATACATTTTCATAGCCCCACCTTAACCCATCAAATAATTTATCTGTTAATGGTTCTACTGCCGTCTTTAATCCAACAAGGGAATTTTTCAAACTGTCAAAGCTGATATTTTTCAACGGTTCTACCGCTTTTAATACAGATTGTGCAAATGAACTTATTTCCCCTGCTGCCTGTTCTGTCCCAATAACTGGGGAAATTGCTGTGCTGGCAGCGGACGTTTCTTTTGAATTTCCTCCTGAATCACTTTTATCCGAAAGCTTTGTAATTTTATCAAATCCCATTAATTGCTTCTGGGCTTCTTTTGCCGAAGATGTAATTCCATCCACTTCCCCCGCTGCCTCAGAAGCTGTAGAGGCTATAGTTCCAAGCCCTTCTGCAGCACTGGTATTTCCAGTAATTAATTCCGTAAAGTTCTTAAATCCCTCCGCCACATTGGACAGCTTCATCAATAATGTATTCAGCCCTTTGATAACCGGCGTAAACAGGTTGATAAACCCCTGCCCTAATGAAGCCTTTAAGCTGTCAAATCTTAACGACAGCACTCTTGTCTGGTTGGCCCAGGAATCCTGTGTTTTCACAAAATCCCCTGTAGCGTCAGACAACGCACTTGTGACATACTGGTACCTTAACATTACCTTTTCCTGCTCGGTCATCTTGGCAGTGGTTTTCCCAAATCCATTATTTAATGCATACTGGTCAAGCGCAGTCTGCGTCATAACAACGCCCAAATCCTTCAAAGTCTCCGTTTCGCCTGTCCAGATACTTTTCAGCTTTGTAAACGCTTCATCCGATTCCAGGTTATAAAACGAGGATACATCACCTGCCAGCCCTGTTACTGCTTTTGCCATTTCTAAACTTGCCTGTTCGGTAAACCCGAAGGCATTATTCATCGCCCCCAGGGTTCCCATATACTGTTTTGCCACAGTTTCCGAAAGCCCGAAATTCTCCATTGCATCCTTCGCAAAATCATTTACATAGCTGCTCATGCTTTTAAATGATGTATCTACCACATTCTGCACTTCTGCAAGGTCAGAGCCAAGGTCCAGGCAGTCTTTGGCAAAGGCGCCTAACGCCAGACCGCCAAGAATCCCGCCTATCTTTTTTCCAATCTTTGAAAACCCGGAGGTCAGCTGCCTGTCTGCGTCATCTGTCGCCTGTGTCAGCTGCCTGCGCAGCCTGCCTGTATCTATGCCCAGTTCAAGCGCAATCTGTCCGACTATTGTTGAATCTCCCAATCCGTCCACCTCCCCGTTTTTTACTTAATTTTTTTCCCGTATGCTTTTTTTAAGTCCTCCTGCATTGCGAGAAGCATGCGGTTTCCGGCCTTTCTTTTGTTTCCGCTTCCAAGTTTTCTTGATATCCATTCTGACCGGATACGTTTCTGCTCTTTCGTAAAATTCTTTATTACCTTTAGGTCCTTTTCCGCCCTTATAGAAACTACATGCCCCAGCGGGGTATCACACATGATGCCTGAAAGCAGGGAGCAGAATTCCGCATAGGACATGTCATCCTCCGTTCTCAGGCGGATGCCGTACTGCTTTAAAAAACTGCTCTCTACCAGCTCCCAGTCATCAAAGATATCATAATAGCTTTCCCCGCTAGGGTGTGTCAAGCCCCTCCAGGGTCTTTCCCTGGGAAGCTGCCATGACAGCCTGAAAAATATCTCTATATTCAGTAATTGGAAGGTCCATTTCCTCAATGGCTTTTGCTTCTTTTACCCCAATCAGCATTTCAAGCGATTTCTGCATAATCGCAAACTCATCCTTTTCCCCGCCTTCCTGTCCGTTCTTTTTCTCTATTTCCTTTGCCATCGCATAGACCTTCAGGACATTGCTTTTCCTGTTATTTACAGTACAGATAATATCCTTTGTAATCCTTAACACTGGCAGTTCATTTGTAATTCTTTGTGATATATCAAACAGGTTGTTTGTCTTTGCCATATTTCATCCTTCTTTCTTTATTCAACTGAACAATACTGCTGCCCTATGCCACTGTATATGATACATACTCCGGTTTTCCGTCAGACTGCGCTTCCCATTCCAAAGAATCAATCGCAGTGGAATCGCCGCCCATAGAAGTTGTATTAATTACGCATGGAATATACAGCGTATCTCCATTCGGGAATGTTATCTTCATTGCGCTGTTACAGTCCTGCCCCATCTTAAAAGCAAGCCCTGCCACGTAATCATTTCCGATATCTCCATAATTGCGCTTTCCTCCCATGCTGACAGATATTGATTTCGCCGTCATAAGGTTTCTTGCCCATCCGCCCTGGTCCATTGGATTCCAGCTTTCTATTCCTCCGTCTATGGAAATGCTCAAACTTTCTGCATCCTTTACTGTCGTATATTCTGCGCTGGTCAGCTCTGCCGGCCTGCCTGTGATGCATACACCAAAGGTTATCTCATTTACCGGATTTACACCCTGTCTTATTTTTTCTGACATTCTGATTCCTCCTTGTCCTGATTTTTATAATAAATAAGACATTCTATCACATATTCAAAAATGCCGTTGTCATCTGTCCCAATTGGAACCGGTTCTTCCTGGCTCATCTGAATAAACTTGATAAAATGTCCGTTTATTTCTACCTGTTCTGTTTTCTGCAGTTTTTCATATAATTCAATAGCTGCCTCTTCTGTCTGGATTGGCGATTTATTCCAGTGTACCAGGAAGGAAATATTTTTTGTTTGATAGGATTTGTTCTCCATGCCTCCAACTGGTATCACTGCCTGTCTGCCTGCTTTCAATGGATATGTTCCAATGCTCTTATCTTTTTTATCCGGCAGTATGCCGCAATAACAATGTTCATCTTCTGCAATTTTAAGAGAAGCGATATAATCCCTGATATCCCTTAACAGCATTAGCCCCTCATCTCCCTTCTTAACAGCCTTGTATATACATTCTGTGTAAAATCCTCACTGATTCCGCCCGGCAGCCAGGGGGCAAACCATCTTCCCTGTGCAAATGGATTCTCATACTTCTGAAAGTCATATTCCGGATGAAAATATAACCTCCGGGCATAAGGGCCTTCTGAGACAATGAATACTTTTCCACGCCTGCTGTGCGATTTATCCACAAAAGTTTTTTCATCCTGCAGGGCCCCTGTGTCCCTCGGCATAATCTGTGCCTGTCCTACCTCTGTATGCAGTGCCTCCGCAGCCTTCTCCAAAGCCCTTATCTGCGCCTGTTCCAACTGGTTTATTCTATGCTGAAACAAAACCACCCTGCTTCTTACATTCCTTGCCATTATTCCACATCCAATCTCGTATAATTTACACTTCCATCTGGGTTCCTTGCTTTCGTTCCCTCATAAATCTTTCGTTCCACACCAGATATCTTTATTCTTCCTCCTGTAATCACCGGAATATCAGGCGCAATATCCCCCGGTATCAGCGCGCAGCCGGATAGCTTTATCAGTTTTTTCTCCGCTGTAAGCACAGTTTTTCCTTTATCCTGATAATTACATTTTCCTGCCCAGTCCACAGTTTCCAAAGGCTCACCGTATTTGTCTACGCCTTCCTGTTCTATAGCCACTTCGATTTTTGTCTTGCAGAACTGCTTCGGTATCAAACATGGATATTTCATTTCTATCCTCCTAACCTCCTGCAACACAGCCCTGTCTGACACAGTTTTTCATAACTGTCCCTTCTCATGGTAACTCCATTTTGAAGTAAAATATTCCATGAGCTTCCAAGGGTCATAGATACACCATTAATAGAATACTGCTGGAATACACTGTTTATCATATCTGAATTGTCATATTCAAAATCAGCCATTTCACAGCAGCACTCTTTGATTATCTCCTGCTGAAATTCTGTAAGATTTGAAAATCCCTTTCCTGGAATCCGGTTATAGGTGAGGCTGTCAATATGGCGGCTTGCCTATTTCAATGCCTTTTCCAGTTCCTGCTCTGGAACCACGATTCCAGCATATTCCCTCTGATAATATTCCTTATCTGCATATACCATAGCCAATCACCTATTCCTTTTGCTTTCTGCTTCGCCTTTTATTTGCTTCCAGCTCTGTATCTTCCTGTACTTCTTCTACTCTGTAGCCATGTTTCTGAAACCATTTCAGAAGATGCGGGGAAGAAGTTTCCCCCGCTCCGTTCCGAAAGGGCACTCCTGCCGATATCCCGTTATAATCTTTCACAGGTGTATAAATTCTCGCCATAACACTGCCTCGCTATTTAATCTTGATATTGGTCATTTTTCCTGCTGCCTTTGAAGCCTTCAAAGCAATTGCGGCAACCATTTCCACTTCGCCTTTCTTGACTGCTCCCGCAGTTGAGAAATCAGGAAGCCATGTCTTGACTGGAGGCTGTCCCGCCATTGATACACCATGCAGCCCGTCAAGACCCAGACGTCCAAAATACAGTGAACTGATTCCGTTTTCATCTGTTGCCACCACGTCATCATTCGTTCCTGCTTTCGCTCCAAAATCAATGAGCGGAATCCCATTGTATGTAGTGACCTGTCTTCCCCAGTCGTCTTTTGTTTCCTGCTCCTTGCCTGCCAGCTTTGCACAGAGCTGAATGACAGAGATAAAATCAGAATTACCGCCGATAAATGACGGTGTGCCGTCTAACTTCTTTAAAAATTTATCAAGGTAAAACATAAATTCAATATAGTTCTCCTTGATTTTCGCCGCTGTTGACATATCAAGAACATCCGGCAGTACAAACTCTGTATCAGAACCCGTCAATGCCTTGTCCAGTCCGTCAAAAGACTTCTCATTTGTCGCGCTGTCACCGTTAATAAAAGTATCATTAAAAAGCGCCTTTGCCGCTTTCACTTTCTGCTCAATCTGAAGATTTACCTCATCAACAATACCACCCATTCCGGCAATAATTCTGTCAACCTCAAAGGAACCGCCGAACACCTTTAAATCAACGGTATACCTCTGTTTCTCTACAACAGAACCCGTATATTCCTCATTTACCTTTCTGAAATCTGCGGTCGGCTGTGTCGTTAATCTGGTATAACCATAAGTAAGAGTAGCCCCTCCTCCAGTCGGCGATACCGCATCGTCAAATGTGATATGGTCCAGAAGAAACGAAGATTTCCTGAATTCATCAATCACCCCAATCTGTAAATCGTCCTGCACATTTTTCTGTGCCTCTGCCAATGTAACTGACATAATGTTTTATCCTCCTATACACCCATTCTTGCCGCAATTGCATCCTTTAAAGTTACCTTTGATTCCCCGCCACTGTTCGGCGGGTCGCCTCCTAATTTGCGGAAGTTTGGTTTCTTTGTTTCCTGCTCCTCTTTAAACAGGAACGCTTTGCTGTCTTTTAATGCTTTAATCTGCTCATCTAATCCTGTCACTTTACCGTCATCACCAAGAATCAGCTTCGAGCGGTCGATTAGTCCTGCTACCAGCTCATCATCTTTGGTAATACCTGTCAGGGAAAGCCGGATTGCGCTGCTCATTTTGGAATCTTTCAGTTCTTCCTGATATTTCAGCTCTTTTTCCTTTGCTTCCTTCTGCAGCTCTTCTATCTGCTTTTTCAGCTCCTCGCTGTTCCCAGATGACTTTTTTAATTCCTCTAAAGCCTTCCCGTTTTCCTCGATTGTGGTTTTGAGCTTTTTATTCTCGTTGCTCATTTCCTCAAACTGTGTTTTTGGAACATAACCTTCAAGCTCCTTTGCGGACTCTTCCGCTGCCTTTTTTGCAAGTTCAGTGGTAAGTCCCAGTTGTGTAAACTGTTCTTCTGTCATACTTTGTCTCCTTTTTGTAATATTTTATTTTCAGGTATAAAAATACCGCCCTGTCATTTATGACTGGCGGTATTTACCGTAAACTAATTTTTATAAACTCTTGCGTTGCTGCCCTATATATCCATTTTCCTCTAAAAATTCCATTTCTTTTAATGTCAATTTCCTAAATGGACTTTCTATACTGTCATCTTCTGTCTTAATTGTTTTAACTTGATAATCTTTTAAATCAAACCCTAATTTTTGACAAATAGATTGATATGTTATCATAAAATCACCTCTAATTCTACACCAAATAGTTTCAATTTATCTATTGTATCTGCAAGTTTATCTTGATTTATCACACTATTATTATAAATTATCCTATGTGCTTTTTCAAGATAAAAATCTACATTATAAGCATCAACTTTACTTATTATTTTATATTTAAAGATATTTCCATTATGCCCTACTACTATTCCATATTTATATCCTCTTTCTTCAGCACATAAAATATCATTTATACTTGGTACAGTACTATCTGGATGATTATGTATTGCTATTATTGTATTTGGTTCTGCCTGTTTCAACATTTTTCTCATTTTTTTATTCATTTTTGCAGATTTAGGAACATCATAACTTTTATTGATTATAGCTTTTCCAGTTTTTGAATTAATAAATGCCAAATCCTCATATTTTGTTCCTGATCTATGTTCCAACATTTCAATAGCCTTATTCCAAATGCTTCGTTTAGTTTTTATGTTTTCATTTAATGTATCTATTTTACCTCGATACTCCTTAAAATTCATTATTTTTACATCAATAATTGTACTTTTATTTTCATATTTCTTTTTGCTTTCCTCTTGTTCTACAATATTTGTCCAATTATCAAATTTTTGTTTATAGTTTCTTTTATTGTCAGCATCTAATGAATACTCTGCCAGCCTTCTATATTTCTCCGCCTGCCTCTGCGCATACTGCTGTCTCTGTTCATGATTATAATTCTCCGCCAGTTCTTCCAATTCTTCCTTTGTATATTTATTGTCAGGAGGCGTACTGATTCCTTCAAAGTAAGTTGTATGACTATCTCTGCAGCGTGGATGATAAAGCCCTTTTTTAACTGCTCCTGAAAGCAGCGGATATTTTAAACCCGTAGTTTCTGATATCCCGTCTTTACTTCCCCCGCTCCATACATCATCGATAAAAATTTTACCCACAAAAGGCTTACATTTTGGGCAGGGATATCCACGTTTATTGAGAATAACTGTGGATATCCCCCACTCCATACGTTTTTCACCCTCGCCGGTCAGATACGCCCTTTTCTGGGCTGTACGAAGTGCCATATCTGCATAGTCAGCCATTGTATGCCTTGCGCCGTTTGAATACTCAATACAGTTGATTCCAGCACTTAAAAAATCCTTTGTCGCCATATCCACTGCTTTTTCATAAGTGGCTCCTGTCATTGCGTATACTTGGGCATTAAAGATAATCTTCCTATATTGGTCATTCGCCATACGAAGTATTGCTGTTTCAGCCTTTTTAAAATCATCTTGGGTTGCTTTTATCAAAGAATTGATTTTTTCATCATTTACCTTGAAAAATATCCCTGCTGCGCTAATATTCTTATCCGCTTTTTGGAGCTTTGCTCCCTGTTTTATTGCCTGAAATATCGATACCTCCTGCTCCGCGTTGCCTGCTGCCCGCTGCATGGATATTAGAGTATCTATCTGGTTATTGATATTTCCAAATATTCCCTTATACCTTTTCATATTCCGCTTCTTATACTCGTCTAATGCCGCAACCTGTTCGACCTGCCACTGGCTCCAATTATAGCCTTCTTTTAACTCTTCTGCCCGGTGGTGGTCAAGGTTCCTTATCATGGAAGCTATCAGTTCACCTTCTACCATCCGAAAAGCTTCTGAAACATCATAGCTTGTATTAAGTTTCCTTGTTTTTCCTGCCATGAATCTTCACCGCCTTTATAAATTTTCTTCAATAAAGGTTTCTGCGCTTTCTTTTGGAACTCCCAGAGTAGCCATTACAATATCAATTGCCTCAGAGCGTGTCAGTTGGGAGGACTTAACCATTTTGATAATATTCATAAGTGAGCCTACCTGCGCGCCGTTTAGCATAGATGTTCCTGCTCTCTTTTCTTTCATAGTATCTGCTTCCAAATCTGCCATATCATCTGCTGCCTGTGGTTCCTCCATTTCAACAATGCCCTGTTCTGCCTTTAACCGAAACACCTCTTCCGCCTTCCATGCCTTATCTTTACTGTCGCCATATAACTCATCCACTACAGTCTCAATACTCATGATTCCGCTCTGCTTTGATTTTGAAATGGTTTCCACAGTACTGTCAAAATCCGGTGAGGCATATTCCCCAAATTTTAATACAGGTCTGCACTCCTCCATATTTTTACCCATTGCTACATGATACACCAACAGCACTCGAAGAATCAGTTCAGGAAGCGCTGTATTTAACGCCTCTATAATCTTTCCCCGCACATGCAGTGTAATCTTTTCTTTTTCCCTCTGCGCTTCTGCGTTATCCGTCTTTTTCAAATCAATTCCCAGAGTTGCCGGTGACATAATGCCCTGAAGCACCATATCAAGAAAACTGCTGTAGCTGTTTACATAAGCCTCATATGCAATGGCAGGCTGCGATACATCTATTTTTACACTGCCATTTTCTGACATGGCGTCCTCAATCGATATAAAATCATTATCAAAAGGATTCGGTGAAAGAAGTTCCCCTGTATTTTCATCTCTTGGTATGAGATTATTTGGAATATACCGCTTAATCCGCCCCAGACGGATTGCGTCCAGCCACTGACTGATAGTTTCGTCCAGCGCGTCCAACACATCCGTCTTTGTGTCAAATAATGCTTTTCCTCTTCCCTGCCACCTTGCACTGTGAAAGATAATAAACGGGACACCCATAATAAAATCACCGTCAAATTCAGTATCTTCCAGTTTTTTTGTCTCTGGCAGCAGATTCAGGGGACATTCCTTTCCTGCTTCGTCAAACAGCCTAAATTTTAAATACCCAATCCCATAAGTTTCCTCCAGACGATATGTTTTTCCGTTCTGTCCATAATCCGTATAGAATACAATCTCTTTTAAACGTCCATATTTATGGTGAAAAGCAACGTTTTCCATGCTGTAAAATTCAATAACCGGATAGTCCAGTTCTGGGTCAGTGGAAATCTTAAAGGCTCCGTCACCCTCAGAGAGCGCCTTCTGTACAGCGGTTGAAATCAGTTCTGAAAAAGAATTATCTTTTTCTATCTTCTCCCATACCTGCTCCAATCCTTCATTGCTCTCGCCAAAGGAAACTCCGTCATAGTCTGCCATAATGATATCTTTATAGCGGTCTATCACCATGCTTACTATGCCTGAATGTATTTTCCTTATCTTTCCATGCGGGATTGCCGCCCAGAATCTTGTTCTCTCACAGTCCCACTTTGCAATCTTTTTGAAAAACTGTTCCAGCTCCGCAGGTTCGCCGTTATACCATATCTTATTTTTCTGGATATTCTCCTGAAAGGTATATGCCTGCTGAATACTTACCTGCTTTTCTGCTGCCGGTGTGATATGAAACAGTTTGACCACTAAATTTTGAATCCAGTTCATTTCTTGATTTCTCCTATCTTTGCCCTATATGGTATAAATGCGTATTGTACAGAATTAACCATATGGTCATTCGCATCCTCCGGTTCCTCGTCCTTATCTTCTTTCCATGAATAATTATCCATCTCATGGATATAATTACCGCATGAATTAACTACATAAAAATCAGGTGTTTTTCCTCTCTCATCATCAAAGGACATCCAGCCAAGCTGCAGCATGATTCTGTCTATAATCGCTACTTTTTTGTAAGCGTTATTGAATGTATACAAACATTCTGGATGTGCTCTTTTGTACTTTGCAAATTCGGTTAGTGTCGCCTGGTCTGCATTGTCTACAAAGGTATGCCTTGCCATGCCCCATTCAGCTCTGTTTCGCTCTAAAAATGTGGTAAAGTTTTTCACTGTATCAGACGGGGCTATGGGGACAGTCAGAGAAGCGTTGTTATATACTCTCTCGTCCAGCACAACACATTTTCCCAAATTGGTGATGCCAAGAAAAGACATAGCGATAGTATCAGGGGATAAGGAGGAATATGCAGTATCCAGACCGGCAGTAAATACTATGAAATATTCTTTCTGTTCCCTGCTACCTTTCTTTTCTATAAACTGTCTTGCCCATTCTTTTGTTACAACATGCCTTTTATGGCTGAAATTACAAAAGACAAGACCTGCTGCCTTGCCTCTTAATCCCTGTATTTTATTTTTATACATTTTCGTTCCCTTCGGAACCGCATCTATTTTTTCCTGTATGTCCTGCTCTGTCAATGCTGCGTTATCATGAAAAGTAAAGTACCAATGGACATATCCCTTTACAGGTTCTTCACTTAGCTCTTCCAGAAGCTCCGGCGGATAATCACCGGCATATCGCTTTAATGGGCGGCTTCTGTTTAGAAACTCTTTATAGACCTCCTTATCTGGCGCGTCTGGATTCGAGGTCGTCAGCATGTATTTACATCTGTGGGTAATCTCTCTTAGGAACTCCATATCTGCAATGTTTACCTCATCAATGTATACACAGCCTAATTGGGAACCGAGAACCTTCTGCCAGCGTTTTTTATTATCATAGCCGCAGATATAGATGATTTTCTTTCCATACGGGCTGTCATATTCGATATGTGGGAGCCTTATCTTTCCCCTGCCGCCTGGGTAATACTCTGTTACGGCTTCAAATTGCTTTAATAACCCTCTTTCAGGATTAATCACATTCTTTTCCACAGTTCCAAGGTCTGCGCCTGCGATTACATGGTCTTTCAAGTTGCTTTTGGCGGTCATCATCATGAATTTAAAAATTCCCACTGTTGTCTTTCCGGCAGCAGTTGTCCCTTCCAGATAATCCCTTTTGGTTTCGGTCAGGAGAAAATCTTTAAATTTGGGGGATAATATAAGCAAATCATCATTCAAGGACCTCACCGTCCTTTATTGGTCTGATTTGATTCAAAATACTCATAATGTTGTCTTTAGCCTGTTCCGTTTTGCTATTAGGATTATTTTCAGCATCCTCTTTCAGCAGCTTTTCCTTTTGGGCTTTTAATAATTCCAATCTTGCTTTCTGCTCCTCTGTCGCCATATTCATATGACCAGCAAGCCAGTCTAGGGCCTTCATGCTGTCTTTTAATTCAATGGAATTGACTTTCCCCATACTTACCTTCTTTATCAGCGTTCCATCAAAGCTACCTGAATCTTTAAATGAAAGGT